GTAGAATCATGCGGTGTTCAGCATGTGTAGCTGGGCCGCCCTATGATGTTTGGGTACCAGGGAAGCTACTAACCTGATAATTGTCGACCTACCAATACACAAATAACATTACTACACTTCGCTACATAGCGTCGGTCCGTCAAGACCGGCACATACGTAACTACCACAATAATAACTGTCCTCTATAGCATCGAAACTCATCACGACTGGTTGTAATTTACAGCCGTAGAATTGGTTCGCCACTTTGATTCGGTTATTTATGTTCTTGGATAATTCTTCAAAGTATGACCTTCTATGCATATAGCTCTCACGAAGCGCTGTTTTACAGTTTTCCAACGTTGCTTCGTCTTTCGAGTTGCTATGATGTACCCATTGTATGATATTTTCTACAATGTCCGATCTTAACGGAGCATATATTGCCTCTCCATCACGAACGAAGTTTCTCTTCAAGAAAAAGATGTCTTTTGGGTCCTTCTTTTCAAAACTGGTGGAAATTTTATCACCTGGTGTGATGTTCATGCCTAAGTCACTCATGTACGGTGCAATGGAATTACCTGAAAAATCAAGTGGATATTCCGGATCAACCGACATGATTATGTCATCGCCATAAACACACAAGGCCACATTTTCTCGCATCTCAATGAGCGAGGTTTGCAAACCTTGATCTTGGTGAATCTTTTCCCAAACGTAAGTCATGAGCAAATCATGAACCAAACAGTTCAGTTCTGCAGTAATAGCGCAACCGCTACACTGACCCTGGGACTTCACAAACATTTTGTCTTTCACTATAACTATAGTGTGAACCAAGTTGTACAGTAACATAGACCGTACTCTTGCATTCACAGGCCCATCGTTATACCAGTAATTAACAATGTCTGCTACTTTTAGAACCAATTCAGGGTGTAAGTATTGGTCCCAATTTGCGTAGTCAAAATCTTCCCATCGACTGTTCTTTTCTACAAGCTTAGCATGTAGTCTGCCCCAATCTTTGGCCGGATCTATCCCCACACATGAAGAGATATCTATCGCTCGCTTTTTCATGGCTGATGTAAAAGCTCCGAAGTATTTGCGCACTAGCAGATTAAAAATTAGCGGTAAGCAAATGAATGCTCGTGTCTTCCCTGCCTTAATCTTCGCTATTGGTCTTGTTTCATCTTTTAGACAACAATATGCCACAAAAAGTGGCATCTCCCCTGAAAGGAGCTGCTGTTCAGTTTGTTCCAACCCACTCAATAGCTTAGGTGTTGGCAAGTACGCTTTTCCGTAACCTGCTGGAATTTCTGTTTCTTCAAACCATTCGTATTTTCCTCCTTTCGTAGAGTTTACTCGTTCCAAGACTAATGGATAGCCTGGTGATGTTTTCATATTCAGTGGAAGCATAATATCAGGTATTCCGTTGACGGTTTCAAATAAATTTAAAACACGTCTTCGTATTCCCATGACATCAAGCCTCACATCATATTCTATTTTCAACTGCTCAATTGCTCTTT